GTCTGCAATCATTTCGGCTATGTTATTGAGCTTCCTTTCAACTTCCTTCTTTTCGTTCCTTATACCTGAAATAATCGCCGCGTTCTCATCGCTCTCCAGAAGTTCCATGATCTGATCGGCGATCTTCCCGATGTTCTCATCAGTCAGAAACTGATAAGTGACATAATCGAAGACCGCATCCTCTATGATGTCCTTCTTCTCGTTCTGCTTGATGCACTTATTGCCGTGGATCCGGCAGGAATAATAGTAGAACTTCTCACCGTTCGCAGATGTGCCGCTCGTGCCGGACATAGGACGGCCGCAGTGGCCGCAGAAAAGCTTCCCGGTGAGAAGGAAGTCCACGTCGCTCTTTGCTCTGGATTTAGATCTGTGATTCATTTTCAGTCTCCTCTGGACGGTCTCAAACAATTCCGGATCTACGATGACTGGCATGCCGCCCTCGATCTCCACATCCTTGTATAAATAATATCCGATATATCTCCTGTTGCGCAGTATCGTCGTCAGGCTTGTGCGGGAAAAAGGCCTGCCCTTGCTTGTGCGGTATCCGCAATCATTGCAGTGCCGTACTATCTCTATCAGAGTTTTGCCGTTGGCATACATCTCGAAGATCTCACGCACGACCGCAGCGCTGACGGGATCCTCGACGAAGCGCTTTGTGGCAGGGTCGATCGCATATCCGAGGCTGTACGCTCCTCCCGTGTACTGACACTTCAGAGCCGTCTCGTGCATGCCTCTCTTGATACCTCGTGACAGATTGGCCGAATAGTATTCAGCCAGGCCTTCGAGCATGGCCTCCAGCAGGATACTCTCCGGGCTGTCGTCAAGAGGCTGTGTCACTGATATGATCTTCACACCGTGCTTTTTCAGCTCGTGCCTGTATGTAGCAGCTGCATATCGGTCTCTCGCGAAACGATCGACAGAATAAAGCAGCACGGCATCGAAAGAACGGCTCGCACTGTCCTGTATCATCTGCTGGAAGGCGGGCCGCTCATCAGTTGTTCCGGACAAAGCTTTGTCGATGTATTCTTTGAGCACCTGAATATTCTCGCGTGCTGCATATTCATAGCAGACGCGCAGCTGACCTTCTATAGATTCCTCACGCTGAGCGTGGGAAGAATATCTTGCATATATAACAGCGTTCATCACTTAGGGTTTTGTCTGCGATACATATCGAAAAAATCACCAGGGAGAAAATCCAATATTTTAGCGAGATCAAGGATCATTTGAAGCCCTGGCTCTCTTATGCCCAGCTCGTAACGGCAGTAAGCCTGCTGACTAATATTGAGACGTCTCGCTATTTCAGTCTGTGAATATCCCTTCTCGATGCGCTTGCTTTTGATGAAAGCACCAAAGTCTTTGACAACCTTTTCCATAGATTCGTCCTCCGTAGGAATATATTATCATAAAAAAGTGTAAGAATACACCGATAAGGTGTTGACAACTACACCATTTTGGCGTAATGTATTGTGCAGAGAACTCATATAGACAAATTAAGGAATAGGAACACAACATATAGGAGGAAACACATATGAGCGACACAAATGCAAAACTGCGCGGATGGATGGCTGAGCACAAGATGGCCGGCCCTGCGCTTGCGGCAGAGATAGAAATGCCATACGACACATTCAAGGTCAAAATGACGGGAAAAACAGAATGGAAGCTTTCCGAAATACTGAAAATAATAGACGTCACCGGACTTCCATTCGAAAAGCTTTTCTAATTTTTTTAAACACAAATACGCCAAAATGGCGTAACGGTGCTATCCTACGGATAGCAACAGTCATCACCTATTGACATAGGTAATGAAGAGGAACCTAAAGGAGGAATGCAACATGACACTGGGAGGATGGATCTTTTTCGGAATAATGGCCTTCTGCATTGTGGCCATTGCTGTAGGCATAGCTGTATACAACAAAAACAGGACGAGCACTATCGCGGCAGCTATAACGTCAGTCTTACTGATACTGGCATTACTGATAGGGATGAGAGCCTACTATCACAGAACAGAGTCTGGAAAGCGCGCACTAAAAACATGGCACTCCGAAATCCACGAAGGAATCGACAGACAAGTCAGAGTGTATGACGTTGAGGGCGAGCTGATAGCAGAGTATGAAGGCAAATTCGATATCGACTATGACGACGACAGGATCATATTCGACGATCAAGATGGCAAGAGGCATGTTATCTACTATCCAACCGGAACAGTGATAGTAGATGAAAAATAGAGAGGATAAAGATCATGGCAAACATAGGACTATCAGAGGCAGACTTCAAAGTCTTCTGCTACGGCGTGATCCATGAACTCAAGGCGTTCTATGCAAAGCCGGAGAACATGGAAGCCTACAAAAAGTGGAAAGCCGAACAGGACGCACTCAAGGCAGCGCAGGAGGAGAAATAGCATGTCGGAGGTATATGTCAAGATCAATGCGCCTTTCGAAGGATGCAAGGACTGCAAAGAAATCGATCTCATTAAAGAAGGCACCTTCACAGATCTGGGAGGGAAACCCTTTGTAGTGAAATACCGCTGCGCACTCGAAAGGATCTGCAGAAACGCAGTCATGATAGCGAAGGAGAAGCAATGAGCAGAGAGTGGCATGTCGAGATGAGGCTGTCCGGCGGAAAGAAGTTCTATCAGGCATTCCGCATCAAGGATCCGCACAAGGAAGACAGCGAAGAGAACCGTGAGAGAAGAGGCGGGCTGTACGAAAACTACCACGATGCAGACAGACTCAGAAATATTCTGAATGCAGAGGAGGAAAGATGACCACAGGCGAGATAGTCAGAAAGGCACGCGAAACCAGAGGCTTCACGATGCAGGAACTGGCCGACAGATCAGGCACGAGTCTGCAGACTGTATTCAAGATCGAGACGAACAGAGTAGTGCCGAGGATGGATACCATGCTGGCACTCATAGAGGCGATGGATTACGAGATCGTATTCAAGCCGAAATACAAAGGAGGTTACTACGATGAGTGATAACGAGATCAGAGAGATCCTCATAGAGAGGAAGAAGATGCAGAGGAAACAGGAAAGACTGGACGGACTCAGGGATGCAGCAGAAGGGATCATAGGCTTTGCGAGCCTGCTCATACTCTGCTTCCTGATATCAGTCATAGGAGGATAAGTCATGGACAAGGACAGAGTGTACATCGAAAAGAGAAAGTTCGTGGAGAAGGTGAACGAGGCGCTGTTTCCGCTTCCTGATCTCGAAGCGATACAGTACCGAAATATCAGCGATAAGTACTCGGAGTTCCTCAGAGTCACATACGGATACGGAGACCGGATCTACATAGATGTTACCGGCGACAGCATCGAGGCTATAGCACAGGAAATGGCAAGGGCGATACTGCGCGAGCATTCAACGGCGGAGATCACACAGCCTGCGCATGTGGCCATCGTAGAAGGCTGGTTCGAGGCGGCGAGATGAGTGACAAACCTCTTTACAGCCTGCCGCACTTCAGACTGGATCTGCGACGGATCCTGATGACCGCTGACGAAGAGCCCGATGTGCTCACATACGACTCGGATCTCTGGGGAGTGGCATACGCGGCGAGCAGAGATAGGCTCCTGGTCATAACCGGCTCAAAAGGGTATCTGGATATCAACTATAAAGATCTCGACACCCTGATAGAAGAGCTGCAGCAGATGAAGCAGGAGATGGACTGGAGAAGGACACAATGAAGAGGTCGTACACGACATACAAAAGGATCCGGTTCGGGATGGGCGTCAGCCTGGAGGAATACTGCTCAGACAATATCAGACTGGTAAGAACGCTGCAGTCGGAGATCCTGACGCTGAGCGGCTACATCGGCCGCTTCGATACCTGGGAGAGAACGCTCAGAGTGTTCGTCTTCGAGGATGCGATGTCAAGAGACAAGGCTGTAAGGACTGCACGCAGCATCGGCTTCAGCTCAGCCGGAAAAGTGGACGGCAACATATTCATAAGCAATGCGGATCTGGAACGGCCGCATCTGCAGAACTACAAAGCGAAGACTTTATTCTACAGAGAATATTACAGATAGAACCCGGGCGGGGCAGATATCTTTCTTCATAAACAAATAAATAAATAAGGACAGGTCTTTAATGGCGCACTGACCACGCGCAGTTGGCTTTTTTGCAGTTTTCCCGCCTCGCCCGGTTCTAAATATGGCGCTTAGTGTAACGGCAGCACAGATCGCTTGCATCCCGATCGGATCCGGGTTCGATTCCCGGAAGCGCCACTGACATGAGACAAGACACTCAAGAGGAGGGCAAATATGAACAGAGAAAAAATCAACGAGGCAAGGGCCAAGATCACGAAAGAGTCCGAGGATATCGGAGGGGCGCTTGCCATTTTTATTGAGGAACATGTCAACAGCTTCTGCACTAACGATGCCGTTGCAGACTCGATTCTGTCGAAGAATCTGAAAGACCTCATATCGAACATCGAAAAAAAGGCCGGAGACATAGCCAGGCAGAAAGGCTCAGGACATCAGTCAGCATACATCACCCATGAAGAGGTTGAAGAGATGGCCGAAGAATTCTATCAGCTGCAGGGCAAGCCGATGAGACGAAAAGCATCAGCTTCTCCGGACAAAGTAGATGTACTTGATCTGATATAGGAGGCCCGGCATGGAATTTGAATACACACCGATCAAAGATATGCCTTTCGACATCAAGTATCCGAAAGACTATGAAGAGTGGATCCGCAAAACGCTGCCGAGCAATATCTTCTATGACAGATTCAAGAAGGTGATGCACTGCACCCGCTGCGGCCACACGACAGAATACACAGACAAGATCTACAAAGGCAGCAGGCTCGCGTGTCCTAATTGCCATGAAGTACAGACGGCATGGCCACACACTACTCCGATCGTGAGATACTACAAGACATATCTGCATTTTTGGAAAACGAAGAGCGCTATCTATTACGCCGAAGTACGGGCTCATTGGGAATACAGATACAGCCCGGACGTCATCAAGAAAGCTTTATTCAAAGACTACAGCCAGACAAGAGAACAGGAGGAACACACAAAACTGACGCCGCTCTCGTTCGGAAGACTGACAAGAACAAAGCAGCAAGGATGGGAGCGCACCTGGTACTACGACATAAGCGATCCGAAAACACGCGCCGTGGAGCAGCATGAGATGCATCTCGAAGATCTGTCATGGGAGGTATACCCGAACACAGAGAGGCTGCTGTCAAAGACTTTCATAAACATGAGCGAATACAAATACATCCGACATCCGGCCTTGCTGATAAAAGAGCTCGCGCTCCATGCGAAATACCCTGCTTGCGAATACATAGTAAAAGCAGGCCTCGGAGCGTACATCGCGGAAAAGGCGAGCTACTGCGGCCACATATACATCCGCCCGGACTGGAATGCAAAAACGCTGCCGGGATTCCTCCGGCTCAAACCGCAGGATGTCGACAAGCTCCGGAAGTGGAATCAGCTGGATATCGAAGGCATCGCCTACTACAAGAAGATCCTCAAATGGAGAGCAAGGCCACAACTCGAAGAGCAAGAGCTCGTGAAGAAGTGGATTGACATAGGAGCGCTCTACTCCGGGAGGGTACAAGGCGATCCGGTAAAGTTGGCCAGATATTTACAAAAGCAATGGGAAAAGGGCAACTGGAGCTGGGATACCGCGCTCATCTATAGATACAGAGACTATGAGCACATGCTCAAGGAACTCGGATACCCGACAGATGATGACTACTACAGATATCCGAAGGACATCAGCGAAGCTCACGACAGGCTCGTAGCCGAATTCAATGCGCAGCGCCAGGCAGAGCGTGAAGCCAAGATGGAAGCACAGCGCCAGGCAATAGCCGAAGAAGAAAGACACTTCACAGAAGACATCCTGCCAAAGCTGCAGAAGTACAACATGCAGGACGGCAAGTATCTGATCAGAGCGCTCGAATCGCTCGAAGACTTCAAGAACGAAGGTATCAACAATCACAACTGTGTCGGCTCATACGCGGCCAGAGCGATGAAAGGCAAAGCCAAGATATTCGTACTGCGCAGGATAGATCACCCGAACACGTCATTCGTGACAATCGAGCTCGCGCTTAATGAGAAATCCATCAAGCAGTGTTACGAAACAGGCAACAGGATCCCGGATGAAGAGGTGATAGCCTGGGTGGATCGCTGGCTCAAGAAAGTGGTTAATGGCAAGAACAGAAAGAAGAGGAAAGCAGCATGAATGAAGTAATCGATGTTAATTACAAGACCGAGGTAAACCTCGAAAGCAAAAGCACCGAGCAGCTGACTGCAGAGGTGAACGCTAAATACTGGCAGGCAGAAGGCCTGGCTCACATGAGCTATATGATCCTCGCTGATGCCGGCAGAAGACTGATAGAGATAAAGAGCAGGATCCCGCACGGCAAGTTCGAAGACTGGTGCACGGACAATCTCGAGTTTTCAAAGAGCAAAGCTGAGAAATGCATGAAGCTCGCGAGGAAAATGGATGACGAAAACAGCCTGTTTTCAAAAACGGAAACGTTTACGGATATTGAAATTTCAACGGTTTGGGCGCTTTTGGCAGCGCCGGAAGAGGTCGCTGCAGAGGTCATTGAGAACAATGATGTGGCAGATATGACTGTCCGTGAGCTCAAGGAAAAGATCGCTCAGCTGAAAAAGGAAAAAGAGGAAGCCGAAGCCAGGGCTGACGCCGCAAGCTTAGATGCGTACTCCGGATCCGAACAAGAGCTGGCAGATATGCAGCATTCGGTAGAACACCTGAATGATCAGCTGAAAGCCGAGCAGGACAAAAACACAAAGATGACAAGCGAGCTGTCTGACGCAAAAGAAAAACTGAAAAAGGAAAAGGTGAAGGTTAAAGAACTCAAGGACGCCCAGGAGGAAGAAGTCAAGAAGGCCATCGATGCA